TGCAGCTTAACAGGCCGCCGCAAAGCTGGTGCTATGTTGTGGGCCCTGGCGAGTGCCACAAGGAACTCCAGGAACAGGTGAAGGCCACGCTTAACAGGCTTTACCCGAGAAAGAAGGTTTCCGACATTCTGCCGAAACCTGAAATTCTGGGCCAGCTTGCGGAAGAACTGGCTGAGGCTTCCGCGGCTGCCTCGAAGCTGCGCCGCAAAATTGACGGCAAGAACCCGACGCCGAAGACCTTAGAAGAGCGCTGGGAGGACCTGAAAAAGGAAATCGGCGACGTTATGAACTCCATTGATGCCCTTACAGGGCAGGACCCGCAGAACTACCACGAGTTTATGAGCGAGTGCGGCGAGTACGCGGAGCCGAAAATGGAACGCTGGCTTTGCCGCCTGAATGAACAGAAAGAGGAACACGCATGAAAAAACCGCCTGTTATCCCGACACCCTGCCCGAAGTGTGGCTGCCCGCTGATTATTGAGGCAACGCCCGCAGACGGCGGCCCGAAAGAGATCTTCTGTGTGCTGTGCAAATTCCATGCGGAGAGCGTTGAGGCGTGGAACGCAGAATACAAGAGAAAGGAACACGCATGAAAAAGAAGATGGTTCTCGTCCACCCCTGCCCGAAGTGCGGCAGCATTTACCTGGCCCACGGGAAACCCTATGGCTGCGCAACGCCCTGGCTCGTTGCTTGGCTTGGCAGCCTGCACGGCGTTGTATGTACTGCGTGCGGCCACTACAAGCCCACGGTGATTGCCTGGAACAGAGAGTGGAGGAAGAAAAATGCACAATGATGGGCTCTTGAAGGAAGCGGAAACAATGACAGAGAAAAGCGCTTTTGACAAGGCGCTCGGAGAACTGCACGACCTGATCGAATGGGAGGACGCAGAAGCGGCCATCCGAGAACTCCACGCCCGGCAGCCGGAAATGGAGCGGATTTACCTTGACGGCAAGATTTTGCCCGGTGAGCTGCAAGCCCTGGTCATGGTGAGCAACTGCCTTGAAAGGGAATTTATTCACAGGCAGCTTGCAACAGGGCGGCCGCTGCACCTGAACATTTGAGAGGAGACACGCCAATGATCGAGAAAGGCTCCATGTTTAAGGCCTGGGAGGCTACCACCGAGCAGCAGAAGAAGGCCCACGAAATGCAAGCCATCTACAAGGCCCAGGAAACCGCCCGGCAGGCAATCCAGGAGGCCATGAACCGGTACATAAAGAAAAAGACCCGCGCCCGCAGCGTGGCGAAAGCCGAAGCAGACCCGTTCGCGGAACTGGAAGGATGGGAAAGCCTTGACCAGATCCAAGAGGCCTACGGCTACGGCGAGATCACATCCGACCGCCGGGACAAGTTGACGGACCTGTGGGAGGCCAGAGAGACCGCACAGCGCAAGGGAAAGAAAGATGGCAAATATCACGACCTTGTAACCGATATGCTGGCCCGTGCTATTCACAGCGTGGGCATTGAGTACGCGGACGAGATTGCCGCGTATGAGGAGGAACGCCGGATGCGCCGCAGCTATTACGAGAAGGTGGAGAACAGGGCGAACGGCCTCCAGGAAGAAGAACCAGACCCTTTGAGCCCAGCAAGAGCCGCCATTGCAACGGCTATGCAGGCCGCCAAGGTTTCGGAAGTAACCGGTGCACCGTTGCCGAAACCTCTTACATGGAAACGCGGATTCTATGATACTACCAGAGCGTTTCCGTCCGGCTGGTATGAGTGCCCTGTGTGCGGATGCAGGGCGGACTGGGAACCGGAGCGATGCCCAAAATGCTACACGCGGCTGGAACCGGAAGAAACGGAGGGGTGAACCGTGGGAAAAAGAAACTATCCGCCATTTGAGACCTGGGCAATCGACCTCCGCGAGCGCTTCCCGCTCTGGCCGTACAATAAACCGAAACCTGGCCATGAGGGCTTCCGGCTTCTGGATGGACCCGCGCCCGACTTCCACCGCATGACCGTGGAAGAATTTGAAGCCCTACCCCCTCATATATGGATGGACGTCAAAAAGACCCTGCCGCCCCTGGAACACCCGGTTTTAACCGTGGACGCCTACGGCAACTACCACACCAACACAGAATACATTGACAACCCAGAGATCCCGTTCTGCATCACCTACAACAACGGCCGTTTCTGGCCGCCGATTGCGTGGAGCAAATTCGACCGGTTGAAATGGAGCGGTGATTGATGAATGAGTGATGAAAAGGCAGAACGCCAGCCGTTCGTCTGGGGGTGCACAGGCGGCATAAGGGACTACAATTCAAAAGAACTTCCGTTTTTCGAATGGATCGCACACCAGACTACAACAGAAAAGTTCATTGTACCGAAGGAGGACCCACGCATGGACATGGGCAGAAACAGCGAACATTACAGCGACCCCACACCCGGCACGGCCTGGGAGAATATGCGCAGGGAGGAAAAGCGGCTGGATGCCGCCCGCCTTGTTATGGTTTCGGCCCTGGTGCCGATTCTGCGCCAGACGGCAGAGCTTGCGGGCTTTGAGATTATCGGCCGCATACCGCTGCGCGACAAGGCGACCGGGAAGGAGTACAGATAAAAATGGAAGGCTTTGATTTTTTCGGCTTGGCAGCCAAAGAAAGCCGCGAGCCTGAAACCCGGGAGCTGCCGCGCCGGATTCTTTTCCGCGGGAAGCTGAAAAGCGGTGAATGGGCCAGCGGGAACCTGAACGTTGACAGCAAGGGGATCTGTATTATCCGCCCCGGCAAAAACGTTGTGGGCAAATACGGCCGCGTGAACCCTGAAACCGTGGGGCAGGCTACCGGTATCCTGGACAAGCGCGCCCGGGACATTTTCGAGGGCGATATTTTGAAGATTCACCACAAAACGCCCCTGCCCGTCGGCCTGGCCGTGGTGAAGTACGACAAAAAGCAGAGCGCTTTTAGAGCTTTTCCGGTAGATCGCCCCTGGTACGCCTGCCAGATCGCATACCCGGACGAAATCGTGGGCAACATTTACGACAACCCGGACCTTTTGAAACAGGGAGAGGACACACAAAAATGATGAACAAGAGCGCAATCGACTGGTGCGATTTTTCATGGAACCCTGTCACCGGCTGCAATTTTGGCTGTGAATACTGCTACGCCCGCCGCCAGGCCACTCGATTTTCCGGGAACACC